GAAATTAGCACAAGAAAGACCAACTTTAAGATTTGCTTGTTGTGAATGGTTATTAAAACCACTTTTAGAATGTGGAGTTGAAAGAAAAAATATAGATGTACTTCAAATTGGTACGAAATACAATTATAAGCTATTTAAAATAGTACCAATTAAATTATATCACGATGTACCACAATGAGGATATAGAGTGCTATTTGATGATTATAAAGTAATCTATATGACAGATACAAAAACAGTTGAAGGAATAAGTGCTAAAAATTATGATTTATATCTTATTGAAGGCAATTATGATGAAGATGAGATAGAAGAAAGGATAAAAGAAAAACAACAAGACTGTAAATATGTTTACGAATTTAGAGCAAAAGATAGCCATTTGAGTAAGCAACAAGCAAGTGAATTTTTATTAAATAACATGGGAGAAAATTCAGAATATGTATTTATGCATCAACATGTAGAAAGGTAAAAACGTGGTAGGAACAAGTAATAAAATAATAACTTATTTATTAGAACAAGCAAAAGACAAAGAATTTGAATTAAAAGAATATAAACCTAAAAGAAGCCTAGATAGTAATGCATATTGTTGGGTTCTGCTAGGAAAATTACAAGATAAATTGCGTATTCCAAAAGAAGAAATATACAGAGATCTAATAAGAAACATTGGAAGTTATGAAGTAATACCAGTCAAAAATGAAGCAGTTGAAAGATTTAGACAAGCTTGGAGTAAAAATGGACTGGGTTGGATAACAGAAACAACGAAAAGCAAATTAGAACGGTTTTACAAATGTAATTACATATTATGGGTCAAGTGTTTATAACACAGCTGAAATGGCCAAATTAATTGAATTATTAGTACAAGAATGCAAGCAGTTAGATATAGAAACAAAATCAGATGCAGAAATAAATAGTTTATTAGAAAGCTGGGATAAAAAATGATAGTAACTGATTTAAGTAAAAGTTTTCACCCAGTACCAAAAGAGAGTTGCCGAAAAAGTAGCCGAAATCGGTCGAATAAAACAAAAAAGTAATAAGTTAGCGAAATTAGAAAGAAATAGGTTTAGCATAATAACAAAAGATTTAGAACATTGTTATATATGCTCTAAAAAAGGAATTAAAGATATTCAAAAAGACGATTTACATGAATTGTTAGAAGGAAAAAATAGGCAAGTCAGTATGAAATATGGATTAGTAATACCAATTTGCAGAAAATGTCACAATTTAGTGACAAATGATAAAACTTTGCAGGATAAATTGCATAAAGTTGCACAAAAAGAGTTCGAAAAATACTATAAAACAGAGAACTTTATACAAATATTTGGACAAAGTTATTTATAAAAAATATTAGGAGGAACAAGAAATGAATAATAATTTTAAAATATTAATTGAATCAGAAGAAGATGGAGCAAAAATCGAAATAAAAGGAACAAAACCAAATTTAATGTCAGCATTAGCAAATTTAGTGTCAAATATGTTAGAGAAAACAAACTTATCAAAAGAAGAAATAAGCTATGCAGTGAAAGTTGGATTAATGTCAGATGAGGAGCTTGAAAAAGAAAAAAATCGAAATACAGAAGAGCTAAAAACAAAAGTAGAAAAACTAATTAAACAAATATTTGATTAAAAGCAACGGGGATAAGACATAAGTTTTATCCCTAATTTTGTACGAAAAAAGATTAAGGCAAACAAAGGAGGTAAAAAGTTGTGGCGAGAAAGAGAATGATAGATCCTAGTATATGGCAAAGTGAAGATTTTAGTAAGTTATCAACACTAGCTAAATTGGTTTTTATAGGTCTATTCTCTCTTGCAGATGACGAAGGAAGAGGAAGATGTAATCCAGTATATCTAAAGTCTACATTATTCCCTTACGAGGAAGGTATAAGAAGTACCGACATAGATAAAACCTTATCTGAGATAAGCTCTAATATGTCCGTAATCTTTTACTCTTGTGACGGAAGCAATTATTATAGCCTTTACAACTGGAATGTTTGGCAAAAGATAGATAAACCTAGTCCAAGTAAGATAGTAGAATATGACGAAAAAACAATGCAAAGAATATTCGGCGACGATTCGACGAACGTTCGACGAACGGTTACTCCTAATAAGAATAAAAAAGAAAAAGAAATAAAAGGAAAAGAAGAAAAGAAATTCGTTCCTCCTTCTCTTGAAGAGATTCAAAAATATATTCAAGGAAAGCAGCTTAAAGTAGATGCGGAACAGTTTTATAACTATTTTACAGAAGGAAATTGGATAGATTCAAACGGAAATCAAGTGAAGAATTGGAAACAAAAAGTTTTAACATGGAATGGATATTCAAAAAAAAATAAAACAAGAGAAAAAAACAGTTTTGATGAAAGAAAGTATGAAAGTTTAGATTTTTTATATCAAAATTTAAACTAAAGGAGAGTGAAACAAATGAATGAAATGAGTGAAGAAACAAGAAGAGAAGCAAACGAAAAAGTAGATAAAACCAAAAGAGAAATACAAGTATTGCAAATATTAAGTGAATATAAAGAACTAACAGCAAAGCAAATAGCGAGGTATATGGCATACAGAAATTATACAAAAGAGATAGATTACAACCATGCAAGGCCAAGATTGACATCACTATTAGAAAAAAGACAAGTATGTATAGTGGGCAAGGAATTAGACACTGAAACACATTGCAAGGAAGTAATATATCAAATAACAGAATTGGGAAAAGAGAGGTTAAACAATGTTTAAAGTAATATTAATAATTTTATTATGTGTTTGTGTCTTTGAAGCAGGAGTGATGCAAGGAGAGAAAGATACACTAGAAAGGGTTATGGATTATATAAAGAAAGCAAAGAATTGGGATGAATTTATGGAAAAGATTTCTGTTGAGTTCAATCAATACAATTTCAAGGAGTAGAAAATGATATATAAATATCCGCAGTTAAGTGGAATATGTAAAGAAGCACTAGAAAACAATTTGTGTTATGGATGCTCAAAATTGGAATTAGAACGGATTTAAAGGACAAGCAAAATGTGATCTAGTTCAAAGTAAGAAAAATATAGATTTAGGAGAGCAAATGAAAATATGAATAAAGTTGAAATACCTTTTAGATTGCCTAGTCTAAATAATTACATAAATGAGTGTAGAAAAAATAAATATGCTGGAGCCAATATGAAGAAAACAGTAGACAGAGATATTGAATACTATATAAATCAACTACCGAAGTATAGCAAACCGATTAAAATTCATTTTACATGGGTGGAAGAAAATAAAAGAAGAGACTTAGATAATGTATGTTTTGCAAAGAAATTTATATTAGATTCAATGGTTAAGGCTGGCAAATTAAAAGATGATAATAGAAACTATGTTGTAGGCTTTGAAGATAGTTTTGAATATGACAAAGAAAGTAAAGTTATATTGGAGGTAGAAGAAATATGAGTGATTTAACAGATGAAGAGATAATTGCGACAAGAAGATTACACGGATTAAATGATGATCTATTTAAGATAGAGAAAAAAATAAACAAACAAGAAAAAGAATTAAATGATTTAGATGAGTTTGCAGACTTGTTGAGACCAGAACAGAGATATTATACAAACATAATTAAAAAGTTAGTAGAAAATGCTAGAAATGGAGGTAAACAATGATAATAGTAAGTCAAGGAAAAGATGAATTAGTGAATTTTGACAGAATAGAAAGCATATGGATAGATGTAGAAGAAGGTAGAGTTACAATTGAGGCAACAGCTGATACAAATTCTACATTAGGAACATACTCAACAGAAGAAAGAGCAAAAGAAGTTTTACAAGGAATTATTAATGCTTATGAAAAAGCAGGAAATATAGCTTTTGAAACTAGTGAAGATGAAAGATTAATGAGATTAAAACATAATTCAAGTGTATTTGAAATGCCAGAAAAGTAGGTGGAGCAAATGGAAGATAAAATTGAAGTAAGAGAATATGTGAGAACTAAAGACGGGATAATAGCTCAAATCAAAAATATAGACTATGAAGCTGAAATATATAGATTTGATAGAACTATTTATATCAATGATTTTGGAATGAAAAACGATGTACTTTATAACAATGAAATGTTTAAAAAAGTGGTAGTAAAACACAGCAAACAACTAAAAGATTTAATAGAATCTGGAGATTTAATAATTTATAGATTAAGAGGATTAAAACATCAATGCAAAGGATTCATAAGAATATATAAGGATGCAAGAAGCGGAAAAGAAAATTTAGGAATTAATAATTATAGTTTAGAACAAATTGAAATTATAAAAATTTTAACTCATGAACAGATAGAGGCTAATTGCTATAAAGTAGGAGGAGAAGATGGAATATAGATATATGATATGGAATGATTTTAAAAAAGAGTTTCAGTTTCCACGAATTTGTGAAACAACAGAAAAAGGAGCTACTACTTGCTTATTTAATTATATAGGTAATAATGCAAGAAAAGACAGATTTCAAATAAAAAAAGTTGAAAAAGAAGAAGCAAAGAAAATCGTGAAAGAACTTAAACAGAAATATAAAGCAGAGCGTATACATGCAATAATTCCTCAAATAAATATAAAGACAATATTAGAACTTGTAAAGAGAAACGATAAAGAGGGTGAAGAAGATGAATAGAGAAATAAAATTTAGAGGAAAGCTTGTAAATAGCAAAGAATGGACGGAAGGAAACTTATGTATAAGAGTAGATGGTACTTATATTATAACTCCCGATGAAACAATTTTAGGAAAATATGGAAAAGTTAATAAAGAGACAGTAGGACAATACACAGGACTACACGATAAAAACGGAAAAGAAATATACGAAGGAGATATAGTTGGTGATAATAAAATAAAATGGATTGTAAAATGGAATAAGCACAGAATGGGATTTAGCTTATATCCTACAACTAAACAATTATATGATGAAATGCCTATAAATGTAGAAAACAAATTAGGTTTTAAAATATTAGGTAATATATACGATAATTCAGAGTTATTAGGAGGAGAATAGATATGCAGGATAAATGTAACAAATGTAATAGTGAAAAATTATTTGTGGAAATACAAGGCAATAGAAGAGGACTATTTTGTAGTGAATGTGGAAAGTGGCAAAAGTGGATTACAAAACAGGAATTACAGATAGCAAAATTCAGAGAATATAAAATCATAGGAGAATAGATATGTGTGAATACTGTGAAAAAATAATAAATAATAAAAAAATATTAGATATAGATAATGAAGAAGAAACGCATATGGAAATTATTAATCAAAAAAAGTCTTGGGGATATATGTTATATGTTGAAATAGAAGGACAAGACAATGATGGATATAAGCCAAGTCAGTTTTTTCAAATAAATTATTGCCCGATGTGTGGCAGAAAGTTGGTAAAGGAGTAAATAAGATATATGGAATACACAGATATAAAATTAACTGAAGAACAAAGATTAAAATTACAAGCATTATATGAAGCTGAAAATCCAAAACCAAGAAATAGAGCAGAGAGAAGAAGACAAAAAATTGGAAAGAAACGTAGAAGGAGTAAATAAGATATGAAAGAAAATTGGAAAAAAGAAACAATAAAAGCCGTTTTATTTATTTTACTGATATTTGCAATAGGAACTGTAACTGTACTTTTAACAGATAATAGCATTCTTTTAATTATAAGTGGAATGTTAATTGGAACAATAGACAGAATTTTCGATAAATGGTTAGATGAAAATTGGAGAGAGGAGTAATACATAATGAAAGAAAAAACAGCAGATGAATTGTTTAAAGAGTTAGGATATGAAAAATACGATAACCACCCAGAGCAGGACTTCCCTACAGAACCTAATATGTTTACTACACAAGATGTTAGGCGTTTGTATTATGAGCAAACAGGTGTATTAGAGAGTGGAATGAAAGGATTAGAACATATAGAATTTGATTTAATAAAAAGAAATGTTGTTTGTTGGGCAAAAATAAGTAATAGATTTGTATTAGTCCCATTAAGTATGCAAGAACTACAAGCAATAAATAAGAAAGTAGAGGAACTAAAATGGATATAAAAGAATTGTATGATAATTGTGAATACGACATAAGAGTTTACAAAACAAAAGAAATGAAGAACTCAAAACAAATGATGACTGGAAATAGCAAAATAGGCATTTTAACTGGCATTAGTTCACTACTTCAAAGCACATTAGATACCAAGTTGTTAACAGAAAACGAATTAAAAGATTTAGTTAAAATGGTGCTAGAAGCAAGAAAGAATGGTGCAAGAAATAAAGTTATTTATAATAGTTTCGAAGAAAAATAAGATATTTTTAATTTAACGGAAAAGAGGTGTTTTAAGTGAAAGAAAATAGTAAGGTTACTGACATAAATGTCGGAGACATGGAAGAAAATATAAAAGAACTAAAAAGATTACTTTATAGAGATGAATTAACTCAATATGGAAAAAGAAAACTAATAAATTATTATGAACAACAAGAGAAAGATTATAAAAGAGTATTAAAAGAGAATGAACAGCTACGAACAGAAGTGAACAGCTTAAAAGAAGATAACGAACGATATCAAGAATTAGAATTGCAAAAATTAGAAAGTGAGTAATAATAATGAAATTATATGAAAGAATAGAAAACAATAATTTTGATGAAATAGATAGAAATAGAGCAATTGAATTAATTGAAGGTGGAAATGGACATTTAGTTTATAATGAAAATTATTTTAAACTACAAAAAGAGAATGAAGAAGTAAAAAGATTAATTGCACATAAAAATGAATACACAAAAAAACTTGAAGAAGATTTATTCGAAAATGCTGAAAATTATGTTATTTCAAAGCAAAAAGTAAAAGACAAGATAGAAAAATACAAAAAATTAAGTGATAAATTCTATGTAAAATTCTTAGAGAGTGATAGATATAATACTGATATACGAGAAAAAGGAATAAAATGCGATGCAATAATATTAGCACTTGAAGAACTAATAGAAGAAAGAGAGGAAAAAGCAGAATAGAAGAGGAGGATTAATTTATGACAAAAGAACAAGTACAACAAGTATTAGATGAATTACAAGGTGTAAGACCAGAAATGCTAAATGGTGAAGCAAAAAGATTATTTGAAGCAATAATGAAGATTGCAGACGAGAGAGATAAGATAGAACAAGAATATGATAGAGATACACATATATTACAAAATCAATTAGACTTAGCAAATGCAAAAAATATTGAGAAAGATAAAATAATAGATTTAATGGCAAATCATATAGCAACAAGTGATAGTGACTTATGCGAGTATTTAGATATAACAACTAAATGTAAATATTATGCAGGAGACAATGGAAAAACTTGTGATAACTGTATAAAACAATATTTTGAAAATAAAGCAAAAGAATTATTAAACAAATAAAAGAGCATACTACACACAAGAGGTGTAGTAAATGACGGATAAAGAGATAATAGAAAAGTGGAAAGCAGGATTAAGCAAGAACAAATTAGCAGAAATATATAGAAGAGAATACAATCAGCAAATAAAGATAATAAGAGCAAGTATAAGACACAGACATGATGGAATATTTATAAGTAATTACGAAGCATTAGCAAAAGTAGAAAGGGTAATATATAGATACTTAAAAGAAATGGAGTGATACAAATGAAAACACCAAAAATAATAAGCAAGAATGGACATAAGTACATTTTTGTAAAATAATATCCTAATTTCGTGTTATACAAAGACATGACAACAGGAGTAAAGGAAACATTTAAAAGATACGATCTAGGATTAATAAAACCAGTAATAGTAACACCAAGACTGAGGAAAAATATGAATATGAAACCATAGGAGATGATATTACAAATGAACATATATGGAATATACAATGAAAAAGAAGCTGAGCAATGTATGAGAGTTGGAACATTGCCAGAAATAGTCACATTTTTAAATTTATCAGCAAGAGAAGTAGGACGAGCATTAAATAAAAACAACCTTGTGAAACATAAATATAGAATATATTATTTATTCAAGGAGGATACAGATGAGATTGCCGAATGAAGAATACAAAAAAGCAGTTAGTTGTTTAAAGAGATACAACTACAACTGTATAAAGATAATGTCTATAAGAGAAGATATAATGAGCATAAGTGGATTGAATATGGATGGAATGCCAAAAGCTAAATATACAAAATCAGATATGGTTTTAAATAGTGTAATACAATTACAAGAAGACGAAGAATTAAAAAGAGCAATAAAGGAAGTTAAAGCTGTACAAATGGCATTACAGTTAGTAAATGAAGATTGCAAAAATATATTTGAGAAGATATATATACAAAGCAAAAGCAAGTGGGATATAATTAATTGCGGAATGTCAGAAAGGACATTTGTAAGAAGAAAAAGTGAATTGGTTATAGCTGTACATAAAGAATTAAAAAAATTGGCGTAAAATTGGCGTAATTTTACTAAAAAAGGGTGCTATAATAGTAATGTGAAAAGATATCACATAGAAAAAATGTGAATCAGGTCCGAAAATTCCCTAATTAAGAGTAGACGTTTTAAATGTTTACTCTTTTTATTATTTTAAAAAGAGGTATATATGGAAGAAATAAAAAGAAAAGAGTACAGAAAATTTGTAACTAGACAAATTATATATTGCATAATATATGTAATTGTTTCATTTGTATTGTTGTTTGAGCTAAATACATTTTTGAGCGGTATGATAGTTACGTCTATTTTTGCAATTGTAACTGATGTAAATGCAAGAACGTCAGCACAAAGAACAATCAAAAAATTGGAAAATTTGCAAAATTAATATAAAAGTGGTATAATAATACATGAAGTTGCATAAAATGAAATAAAAATATTATAAAAGGTCTTGATTTTATCAAATAAAACGATTATAATAATTAAACAAATTGTAATATTTTTGTAATACAAATGTAATATTATTGTAATTGACTTAAGAAAAAAAAATATATAGAATAATATAAAAGAATGAGTAAAGACAAAGTCTTTACTCAACCCGTTGTTAGTTGTGGGGATGTTTATGGACATCTTCACTTTTTTTATCTATCGGAACGACAGATAACTTTGCTTCAAATCCTTTATTCAGTCTTGCTGAACCAGAAGATTTGAGCTGTTTTAGCAATGCTGTTATTTTTTCGACTAGACTATCTAGAACAAAAAGAATAACAGCAATTCCAAGGAGCCACTCCATATACCACACCTCCTTCTTATGTATTTGCACTTAACTATTCAAAGCGAAGAGTCAGGTGCATAAACTAATAGTTGAAATGCAAAGAAGTCAATTACTAATCTATGCACCCAACCGAAGGAGTTTTTAACAACTTAGGCATAGTATATCAAAATGGAATAATAATTGTCAATACAAAAAATGACAAAATATACAAGAGTTTATCAATAAAGATAGACTCTTTTTTAGTTGGTATTAACAGATACTAGATATGTTGATATAAATAATGTATTCATGTATAAGCCTTGAATTTCGATTTGTATAGAGCTTTTCTAGTGAGCTCTAATTTTATATTTGTAAGTTGTGCGTAGTGATATAAAAAATATGTTTAGGTTTTAACGCAGGTAATACTACGGTTTTATTGGTAACTATAAAAAACTTAACCACGAAGGAGAACATAGCTCCTGTATCACTACACAGAGCTTATAAAGAAAGAGAAACATATGAATTTAAAATATTGTATGAAGAACAGATGCAATGGTTGTAAAAACTATGGAATCTGTTTTAATTATAAACCAAAAAGGAGAAAGAAAAATGAAATTCAAAATAAACAACAGAGAATGGACAATAACAGAAGTATCTCAACAGGCAATAAAGAATATGCAGAATATAAGAAAAGCTAATGAAGAAGAGAATTTAAAATCAATAGATATGAGATATTATGGAATTACATATTGTGACACTTTGAAAATATATATTGATGAAGATTTACCAGAAGCAAGAAAAAAATCAACATTAATTCATGAACTAACACATTGCTATATAGATAGTTATATAACTCATAGCGAGCAAGAATATTCAGAAGAAGATGTTGCTGATATAGTATCAAATTCTTATGATATTATTCATGAAATAGTAGATAAGTATTTTGAGGTAAAACAATGAATGTAAATAAAAATATAGACAAATTATTATATGCATTGTCTACAAAAGGGCAGATATATAAAATAAACAGTTTTCAATTTTATAGTGAAAAGAATTGTAAGTACTGTACTAAATACCAAATATTGAAAAGAGAAAAGGTAGAAATATATAATGAAGAAAATGATGAATTTGAATTACGAGACAGATATCAGCAGAAAGAAGAATGTTATAGTAAACTAGATGTAATGAAATATTTAGTAAAAGAACATAGAAAAGGAAGTGAGGCAGATGGAAGATGAGAACATAGAAAAGCAATATAATTCATTAACAGAGATGCAAAAGAGATTTATTGATTACTATATAGAAACTGCAAATGCAACAGAAGCCTGTAAAAAAGCTGGATATAAAGGTAAAAATCTTAATAGGATAGGTTCACAAAACTTGTCAAAACTAGACAAATTTATACAAATAAAACTTCAAGAAAAAGAAGATAAGAGAATAGCCTCACAAGACGAAGTACTACAATACTTAACAAAAGTAATGAGAGGAGAAGAAAAAGACCAATTTGGATTGGATGCTTCATTACAGGATAGAACTAAATGTGCAGAATTGCTTGGAAAGAGATATGGTACATTTAAAGAAAAGGTTGAAGTAAATGGAAATATACCAGTGGTGATAACTGATGATATTACAGAATAAAATAATAAAGAAAAATATACAACAACAAGTAAATAAATTATCATTGCAAAGCATAGTTGGAAAAGGATATGCTGAATATTGGCATTGCAAATGTAGATATAGAGTATGCAAGGGTTCAAGAGCAAGTAAAAAATCAAAAACAACAGCATTATGGATAATAAGTAATATGATGAAATATAAAGAAGCAAATACACTTGTAATTAGAAAAACATTTAGAACATTAAAAGATAGTTGTTTTACAGAATTAAAATGGGCAATACACAGATTACAAGTAGATAGTTTCTGGGAAATAAAAGAAAGCCCATTAGAAATGACATACAAACCTACAGGACAGAAAATATATTTTAGAGGGTTAGATGATCCGTTAAAAGTAACATCAATATCAGTAGATATTGGTGTTTTATGTTGGTTGTGGATAGAAGAGGCATATGAAATAACAAAGGAGTCTGATTTTGATGTAATAGACGAAAGTATAAGACGGAGAGGTTCCTGATGGATTATTTAAACAAATAACAATAACATTGAATCCTTGGAATGAACATCATTGGATTAAGAAAAGGTTTTTTGATGTTAAAGATGACGATGTATTAGCAATGACAACAAATTATCTTTGTAATGAGTGGTTAGATGAAGCTGATAAAAAAGTATTTGAAAGAATGAAAAAGAATAATCCTAGAAGATATCAAGTTGCTGGCTTAGGAAATTGGGGTATTGTTGATGGATTAGTTTATGAAAATTGGAAAGAAGAAAAATTTGATTTAAATACAATAAGAAATTTAGATAGTGCTTTTGGGTTAGATTTTGGTTATACAAATGATCCAACAGCACTATTTTGTGGTGCAATAGATTTAAATAATAAAAAAATTTATGTATATGATGAAATATATCAAAAAGGTATGAGCAATAAAGCTATATATAACCAAATAAATAAAATGGGCTATTCAAAAGAAAAGATAACGGCAGATAGTGCAGAACCAAAGTCTATTGATGAATTAAGAGGATTAGGGGTAAGACATATTACAGGAGCACTAAAAGGAAAAGACAGTATAAATAATGGTATTCAATTTATACAAGATTTTGAAATAATAATACATCCTAGATGTGTAAACTTTATAACGGAAATAAGTAATTATACATGGGATGAAGACAAGTTTGGAAACAAAATAAATAAACCAATAGATGATTTTAATCATTTGATGGATGCAATGAGATATGCAGTAGAAAAATACATAAACCAAAAGAAATTACAATTTGGTTATATAAAACCAATATAGGAGGAAACAAAATGATACAATGGAATCCAGAAACACTAGAAAATGAAAACAGTGTAGCACAAATATTAATGCTAGCGGATAAGGAATGGAATGCAAGAAAACAATTATATGAAAGAATAAGAAGAAAGACAGATAATTCGGAATTAGTAAGTATAAATGATGAAAAAATAAAAGTTGCATTTGAAAATTATATTAATTCGATGGTAACTGGATATTTTGCAGGAAAAGCACCAGTATATGATGTTGAAAAAATATCAGATCCAACAAAATTAAATATAATAAAAAAATTACTTAATAAAGTTTTTAATACAGATACAAACAAAGATGAAGAACTAAAAGTATTAATAGATTATATAAGTAAATACAATGATGATGGAACAGAGTACTTTGATTTAGCATTTGATTATTTTGGAATGAGAGGGTGCTACGAAGTATTATATGAAAATGAAGATAATGAAATAGTATATACAAAACAGAGTGCATTGAATACAATAGGAATATTTGATTATTCAACACCAGTAAAACAAATTGGGCAACTAAGAAAATGGACTGAAAGAGATAAAAACGGTGCAGATATAACAATAGTAGAGTTAACAACAATAAATGGTAAAAGATATTATTCACCAACACCAAATGAGTATGCAAAATTACAAGAAGATAAACAAAAATTTGAAAAAAGTAAATGGAATATGCTTCCTTGCATAGCAATAGAAAATGAAATGGGACTATCAAGCTTTGAATTGGTAGTCTCTTTAATTTGTGCTTATGAAAGAGTAATACAAAATAGTAGAAATACATTTCAATACAATGACGATGCAAAATTAAAGATAACAGGATTTACACCACAAAATGATTTGATGACAACAAAATTAGATTCAGAAGGAAATCCAGAATTAGATGAAAATGGGCAACCCAAACAAGTAGTTAATAAAGCAAGAGAAGAAGAAGATAAAGCATTATTAAAAATGCAAGTATTTTATACACCAGATAATACAGGAGATATTGCTTGGGTCGAAAAATCAGTACAAGACACAGCACTAGAAAATCATAAAAAGACATTAATAGATTTAATAGCAATGATAAGTGGAGTACCTAATATAACAGATTTAGGATTTACAAATGCAGATAATGCAAGTGCATTAGATAGAAAATTCTTTGCATTAGAGCAAATGATAACAGATGCAGATAAACACTTTAAACAAGCGATATTAAGAAGATGGGAAACAATTATAGACAGAATAAATAAAAGAAAACATAAATCTTATGATTTTAGAAGTATAAAAATAGATTTACAAAGAAATCTACCAACTGACAAAGATACGGAGACAACAAGAGCATTAAAACTAAGGGGATTGTTAAGTGATGCATCGATTATTGATATGTTACCTGATGACTTAGATAGTAATTCGGAGTTAGAAAAGATAGATAAACAAAATGAAGAAAATATGCAAAAAAATCTAGAGAATATGACTAAATTTGGACAAGATAGTAACGGAAAAGTAGGTGATGCAAATGGAAATGTGGAAGTACCACGACCAACAGATGCAAAAACTGAAAACGATATATCAAAAGACAACCAAGCAAACTCAAAATAGATTACAAGAATTATTTGACACATTTAACTTTACAACAGAAAACATCTATAACATAGCAGATAATAAAACTAAAAAAAGAGTAAATACATATATAGAGCAATGGAAAGAACAAGGATTACTAAAAAACAATAATTATTTTACTGTGTTAGCAAAAAATATTTATAGAAGAACAAGAGTAAAAAATAGTGAAATATTAGAATTGCTTATTTATAGTGCATATATAGAAGAACAAAGCAAATTAGAAGAACAAGAAAAACAAATAATGTATGAAGATGCAAATTATTACTATGAAGAACGGACAAAAAGAAGTAGATAAGAAGAAAAAGCCATCAATATTAACGATGGCTTTATTTCTTGCATTATTAGAACAACCTAATTACAGTCGGACTAACTTGGAAACAATACATTGAAGCAACAATGCAATATAATACACAACAAATATACAAACAAGTAATTTTAAATATGCAACAACAAAAAGACCTAGAAATTGATTCTAGTGAGTTTCAAACAATAATAAATAGGCAAAATAACCAAAGACTTAATATTAATGGCAATAAAATATCAGGTGCATTAGATTTACAAATGATTGGATTAAATAATCTGGCAAAAGTAGAAGGAATAAAAGAAGTAGCAGAAGATAATTCGAAAGTTAGATTTATAGCAGTAGAAGATGATAAAACTACATTGATGTGTGATAGTTTAAATAATCAAGAATTTTATATTAACAAAGAAAATGTATTTGATAGATATTATGGTGAAACACAAAAAGAGCTAACAATACAAAGAATTAGATGTAATGGATTGGCATTAGGATTAAATTTACCACCTATACAACATCACTTTCACTATTGTAGAAGTACAATTGTGTATAATTCTAATAATGAGCATATTGAGTTAGAAACAGAGAAACAATTTAATATATTTGATACAAAATTTGAAAAAGATATAAAAGAAAAATACAATATTAAAAAAATGAATACAAGGCATATAGATAAAGAGGTTTTAAAAGAACTATTAAACAATATGAACAGAGTATATGATGATTTTCCAAATATAAGAGGAAAAATTAAAGAAATAAAAGAAATAGACCATCCAAATGGTGGACTAGCAGTAGAATTACAAAAAGATGGAACATATATATTGTATATAAATAAAAATAAATTTTACAACGATAAAGTACCAAGACAATTATATGAAAAGGATGTTAAGAAACATTTTCATCCTAATAACACAACTTATAAAGATATGTCAATACATGAAACAGGGCATATAGCAGTAACAGAAATAATAAAAAAATTAAATCATAACAATAATAATGCAATAGTTTTTGATAGCGAAAATAATATAACAGTAAATAAAATATTAAATAAAGCCTTGAATAAAATAGGTGTAAATGATATAAAAGAAAAAGACTTATTAATAAGAAATATTTCAGGATATGCATATAAAGAAAGAGGACAAGAAATTATTGCAGAAGCATTTGCGGATTATTATGCTAATAAACAAAATGCTTCATTATTAAGCAAAAAAATAATAGAAGTTATGAAAGGAATGATTTAATATGATACCTATGGAACACCCTTGGACAGATTGGCAAATAGATACATTAGGAGAAAAAAATCCTTGGAAATGGAAAGAAAATACACCTAAAGAAATCATAGAACAATATGAAGAATGGGAAAAATATTACAAAGAAAAAATGAAAATTAAATTTTAGCACTTACTTTAAAAAGTAGGTGCTTTTATTATGGAAAGAAGGTGGAAAATATGTATATAAATCCATTTTTATGTGGAGTAATAGCCACAATATTAACAGAATTAACAGGAATAATAGGATATGCAATATATCTTAATGTTAAAGAAAAAAATAAATAAGTTATTAACATTTTATAATTATAAATCAAGAGCTAAGTCGACTAGCTCTTATTTTTATGCCCTAGATATGGCTTTAAACTGTCTATTTTTGTTTGGTTAGACTTCCGTAAAAAGTCAAAATAGTTTGGTTATAACAACCGTAAAAGTTAAGGAGGAAATTCGTTATGGAAGGTAATGAAGAAGTAAAAACAAATATGGAATCTACTGCCGAGAGTGTAGAAAAAGTTGAAACATCAAACGTAGAAGAAAATAAAGAAAAAACTTTTACAAGAGATGAAGTAAACAAAATGATTAATGCTGAAAAGCAAAAAGAAAGACAAGCAATTTTAGAAGAAATGGAAGCTAAAAAAGCAGAAGCTGATAAACTTGCAAAAATGGACGAAGACCAAAAGAAATCTTATGAATTGGAACAAGAAAGAGCTAGAGCAAATAAAGCTGAAAATGAACTAAATGCTTATAGACTAAAAGACGAAACAATTCGTCAAGCAAGTCAAAGAGGTATCTCATTAGGATACATAGAAACTATTGATTTTTCAAGAGAAACTGCTGAAAGTATCAATTCAAAATTAGATATATTTGAAAAAGTATCAAAAGCAGATAGAGAAAAAGCAATAAATGAGTATTCTAAAGAACCAGCACCACAAACAGGAGAAAGGGTAACTCAAAAAGATATAAGCCAAATGAGTTATACAGAATTGGCAGAATATCTAAATAAACACCCAGAAGTAAATTTATAAAAAGGAAGGTAATAAAAAATGGGAAAATTTGATTCAAAAAGTTTTAATGAAAAAGCATTTAAGTATTCAGTAGATAGAATACCAAATTTAAAAACAAACGAGTTAAAGAAATCAAGAGCTTTAACAGGAAATGAAGATATTAGAAAAGTATTTGCAGATGAAGATGGTACAGCATATGCAAGAATTGCTATGCGTGGACTATTAGAAGGCGATGCAGTAAATTATGATGGACAAACAGATATAACAGCAACATCAACCAAAACATTTGAAAGAGGTGTTGTAGTTGTTGGTAGAGCAAAAGGATTTGTAGAAAAAGACTTTTCTTATGATGTAACAGGTGGAAAGGACTTTATGCAAAATGTTGCTGAACAAATAGCGGATTATAAAGATGGATTAGACCAAGATACAATATTAGCGGTATTAAAAGGTATATTCTCAATGACAGGTGCTAAAAATTTAGAATTTGTTAACAAACATACAACAGAAGTAAAAGGAAATATTCAAGCAACAACATTAAATACAGCAACAAATAAAGCATGTGGAGCAAATAAAAAGAAATTCGCATTAGTATTTATGCACTCAGATGTTGCAACAAACATTGAAAACTTAAATTTATTAGAACACTTAAAATATACTGATAAAGATGGTATAACAAGAGAACTAGATTTAGGTACATGGAATGGAAAATTAGTAATAATTGATGATGATATGCCAACAAAAGAAGTTGAAGCAACATATGTAAAAACAACTGATAAAGCTATAGTAACAGGAAAAACATATTATACAAAATCAAGTACAAAATATACAGTAGTTTCTAATCCAGTTGAAGGAAGCATTGGAGATTATTACGAATTATCAGACGAAGCGCATACAGAATATACAACTTATGTGTTAGGTATAGGCGCTATTGATTTTGAAGATGTAGGAGTAAAAGTACCATATGAAATGGATAGAAATCCATCAAAAAATGGTGGACAAGATACTTTATATATCAGACAAAGAAAAGTATTTGCACCATTTGGAATTTCATACGAAAAGAAATCTCAAGCTTCATTATCACCAACAGATAAAGAACTTGAAAATGGTTCTAACTGGGATTTAGTAAATTCTGGTGAAGAATCAGAAGAAGATAGAAGTTATATAAATCACAAAGCTATTCCAATTGCAAGAATAATTTCAAGAGGATAGTAGAAAGGAAGGCAATAGATGTTAGAACAAATAAAACAAAGATTAGGAGCAAATTATATTGAAGATACAGATAATATAATACAAGACATCATAGCAGATATGACTTCTATTGCCTGTGATGCTTCTAATCGCAAAGAAACTGATAATAAATTATTTCCATACATAAAAAAAGCCGTTATATCTGAATATAATGCAAGAGGTTCAGAGGGACTATTAAGTCGCAATGAGGGTTCTATTTCAAGTTCATTTAATGATATAGAAAAGAAGTTAAGAATTGATGTTGCTTCAATAAGGATATTTAAATAATGTTATTACGAGATTTAACAAAAGTATATATATCAGAATATGAAGAAATAGAAGACCATGGCGAGATAGATAAAGTATGGAAATATAAAGGACAAGCTTGGCTAAACATGCAACAAGATGTAAACGAATTAGATAGAAAGTCTACTGGTGAAGTTGATTATAGTACATATAAAGGTCGTACGACAAGAGATTATGATATACAAAAAGGCAATGGAATATCATTTGAAGATATCCCAAAATTAGAGGAGTTTATTCCAGAATATAAGGTGTTAGATAAAAACCAAATAGGAAGTACTTATGTGTATAGAATGGAGAAAATACAATGATAAATTTCAATTGTAATATAAAAGTAAAACATAATTTCAAGAATATAAATGCTATAATGCAGAAATTACCACAAACTGCAAAAGCCATAACAGAAGATGTATTAAAAAACATTAGAGATTATGCTATAAGGTTGGAAAAAGGAAACAACGAAGAAGGTATATTAGTTGAAATGATTGATATGTCTACAAAAGAAGTGAAAGGCCGTGTATATACAGATAAAGATAAATTTCCTTGGGCTATGTTTGAACATTTTGGTACAGGAGATTTTCGTGAATTGTCTCCAGTAGGAACAACAAAGCATTTCTTGGAAACTGGTGGTAGCCAATGGTTTATACCTGTTTCAAAAGCAGAAAAGGAATTACATTATCCTATTGTAGAAATACAAGGAATACAGTTCTATATAGCTCATCGGAGTTCGTGCTAACCACTTCATGAGCGATGGAGCATTTGAAAGTAGAAATGAAAACGAAGAAATAGCAAAGAAAAAACTAAATGAATTTTTAAAGGAGTGTTGTAAATAATGAAAGATTTAAGTGTATTAGAGTTTAGTGATTTAACATATGAAAAATTAGAATCATTAAAATATAAACAAATATTGACAAATCCAACAACTACAAGTAAATTTCCTTGTCTTGAATTACATACAACTTTGAAATCTGTAAATAAAACAGAAAACGCATTTCCAATTCGTTCTACATTTCAAATATCAATAACTTGTTGGAACGAAAAACAACGCCAAGCAATGAAAATGGCAGATGAAGTTGATAAAAAACTTCAAGAATTTAATTTTATAAGGACAAATACCAGTCCAGCAATATATGATTCTATATTGCAAAAATACGGTATAACAATAACATTTGAGGTTCGTTATAATTCTATAATGAACTCATTTGATTTTATAAAGTAATAGGAGGAATTTAAAATGGACCCAAAAACAAGTACAATGACAAAACTATTCCATGCTGATACATTAGAAGATTTAAAATCAGCAGGAAAAAGAAAACAAATAGCTTTTGTACAAAACATACCAGAATTTTTAAAAGCACCAGAAGGAGTGACTTATAGTGCTTTAGATATTCCTGATGAAAGAATGGCAGAAGGAAGACAAAAAGCAGAAAACCTAGAAATAGAAATATTATTTAAAGAAGACCAATATGATGAGTTAAAAGCTGTACAAACAGCAAAAACAAATGGTTATTGGGCAGTTCAATTACCAGAAAGTACATCAGAAGCTGGTAAGCCATTAACATGGTACTTTACAGGCACATGCCATATAGGAATGAGCGAAATAGCTATAGATGATATGCTAAAATCAAAATTAACAATTTATAGAAGCTCAGAAATAATGGAAAACAAAGGATTTCCCACAGAATAGTTCTACATTAAGTGCTAGGAGTAGAACGAAGAAAGTTACTAGCACAATAGAAGAAAATAAAGAAAATACTGAGGAGGCTTAGGCCTTCTCTCTTTTGCAAAGGAGAGAATTAAAGATGATTATAGAAACAAAAAATAAAACAATAAATTTAGTACTAAAAACAAGAAAAATAGTAGACATAGCTAATCTACTAAAAAATAAAAACTTTGAAGAAGCATTTACAAAAGCATATGCAATATGTGATAGAGAAGCTTTATCAAAAATAATATTTAAATTAGCAGAAAATGAAGATGGTAAAAGTATATTTGCATCATCAGATGAAGTATATGACTTTATGGATGATTGTAGAGTAGAAGGAATAACAGCAAATGATTTATACGGAAAGATTGCAGAGGCATTGAATGAAGAGGGTTTTTTCAAAAAGAAAATGAGCAAGAAAGAATTAAAAGAAATGACATCAAATCCTTTATCAACAATGAATATGAACGATTTAGTTCAAAAATCAGCAGAAAGTGCAATGAGCAAAATAGCAGAGAAACAATTTCAAGAGCAGGGATTTCAAGGCTACGAGGCTTAAATGATATAGTTGAAAAAATAAAAGAGGCTCATAATTTGGTTGAATTGATTTATTCAATCGAGTCTCTTGCATATTATTTTGATATGAAACCATACGAATTTTGGAATAGTAGATATTCAGAAATAAATGCATATTGTCAAACTCATCTTGTAAAAATAATTGATGATTTAAAACGTGAAATTAATTTACAAGAAGCGGTAACAAATAAGCTTATAAGAGCAGATAGTATGAGTAGAAATCCTAAAATAGTACCAATTAGAGATAATTACAAAGAATTATTTAAGGAAGAAGAACAACAAACACAATCTCCAGAAGAAATTATAAGAAGAATGAGAGGCATAATGAAAGCTGAAAAAGATTAAAAAAATATATCTTTCGACAAAATTAGACTGTTTTTTTATTTTAAAATGTTATAATTAACTTAGAATAAAAATAGAGGGGGATGTATTATGAATATAGAAGAATGTTTAAAAAATAACAAAACATATAATATCTTTAGCAAAGGTGCAATACAGAAGGTTCAAAAATTGATTGAAAATAATGAAGAAATTTTATATGCATTAGTATCAAATGTCTCAATTTCTGAAAATAATAGTATAAGTTTTGCAAATCAAAATAAAGTATTTGGTGGAGCTATGCAAGTAAAAAATGTTTTAAATGGTATTGTTGTTATAACTGATAAGAGAATTATTTTTTGTAATTCAACATTAGGAACTACAAACGAAAAACAGATTATGATAAAAGATATACAATCTATTGATGAACATATAAGTGGTTTAACAAAAACTGGTGAATTAAGAATAGTTGGAATAACAGAAACATTTGTAGTAAAAGTACTAAGAAAAGGATTAAATGAGGAAATAAAAAAGGCAATAGATAAAGCAAAAAAATTTAAAAGTGATAGTAATAATATAGGAAGTATAGCTTCTAATGCAGATGAGATAAGAAAATACAAACAATTATATGAAGATGGAATAATAACTCAAGAAGAATTTGAAAGAAAAAAGCAAGAATTATTAAAGTAGAAGAGGTTAATTTTAAATGTTTCAATTAATATGGTTATTATTTTGTTTACCATTTTATATATTAAGCATAACTGTAGGAATAGGAATTTATATATTTATTCTTATTATAAAACTAATAAAAATTGTAATTAAAGCTTTTTTTAAAAGTGTGAAAAGTCAGAAAAAATATGAAAAGGCAATTAGAAAGAAGAATATTAAAGAGACAAATTATTTGGATACTTCCAAAGTCAATAATAATTTCTATTATAATGTAGAAAATTACAATGAAAAATTAAATTATTATAATAAAAAGAGAAATAAAGATTTTATATTATCTCAAGTAACAGATACAGAATTAAAAGTAACAGTTGAAAAAATTCAAGAATTATACAATGAATTAGGATTTAAAGTTAAAGTTATAGATATTATAAAGAAAAAATATATAACAGAATATGAAGTAATATTTTCAAGAAAAATTACTCAATCAGATATTTTATCAGTATCAAATAAAATAATAGAAGAATTTCAAATAGATGGAGTAAAAATTGTTAGGAATTTACAAAAAGAAAATAGAATATATATACAAATACCATTAAAATATGAAGAAACACTTACTTAGGTAGGTGTTTTTTATTTGTGTAAGAAAGAGAGGAGGAGATGACATATTACAGTTGAAGAGATAGAAATTTTAGTAACTGCAAAAGTAGAAGAGGCATTGAAAGAATTTGAAAAAATGATACCAGCAATAAAAGAAAAAATGAAACAAGTTCAAGAAGCTTTTTCAAAAGTAGACACAAAGGCAATGACAAGTAAATTACATCAAGCAGTTAATTTTATGAAAAAGAAAATGCAGGACTTAAAAAAGAGTTCTGAAAGCAATGAAATAGCAATTAAAGTAAACAATAAAGATGCACAAAAACAAATATCCCAAATAAAAAAACAAATAGATAGTCTGCAAGAAAAAATAAATGCCCGACAAATGAAATTAAATGTTATAAATCCACAAATTGATAAGATAGTAGATGATACAAGAAAGAGTGTAACTCCAGAAGGAATAAACCCTAATAGCAAGGCAATGGATACAACAGTAGATAATGTATTAAATTCGAACAAGGATTTCACATCATTAAATAGTCAAGCACAAAAATTATATACAGAAATAGAAATGTATAATAAACAACTTGAACAAGCAAAAAGTAAAATGGCACAATTGGAACAAGAAACAAATAAAGCAGCAACTACTCAAAATAGATTGAGTAGTTTTTTTAGTGCATTTAAACAAAAAATAGAGCAAGTAAAACCTAGTATATCTAATATAAAAAACAGTTTTAAGGGATTGCCTAAATTAACTCAAAATATTACAAATAATATAAAAGGAATGGGAACAGGAGTAAGAAATGGATTAGGACATGTTTTAAAATATGCAGGAGCTTTAGTTAGTTTAAGAAGTATCTATTCAACATTAAGCAGTTGTGCTCAAAGTTGGCTATCAAGTCAAAATGCTGGGGCAAAACAATTAAGTGCAAATATAGATTATATGAAATATGCAATGGGTTCAGCTTTTGCACCTGTAATACAATATGTGACAGGTTTAATATACCAATTAATGAAAGCTATACAATCTGTTGTTTATGCATTGTTTAGAGTAAATATATTCGCAAAAGCAAGCGCAAGTTCATATGCAAATATGGCTGGAAGTGCAAAAAAGGCTAAAAATGAAACGAAAAGTTTATCTAATATACATAGTGAAATAAATAATGTACAATCTAATGATAACTCAGATAGTGGAAGCGGTGGAAGTTCATCGCCAAGTTTTGATTTATCAGGAATAGATAATCAAATGTCTCCGTTAGCTCAAAAATTATATGATTTCTTTAAGCCACTCGTTGATAGTTGGAATCAATATGGCACACAAGTGATAGAGGCATTTAAAAATGCTGTTGGTGGAATAGGTCAAGCTATAAGTGCTATGTGGAATAGTGTAGAAACATTATTTACAAATGGAACAATATATTCAATAATTGCTAATATTCTAAATTCAATAGGACAAATAGGAGTGGCATGGGCAAATGCTTGGAATAACGATAATAATGGTACAGAGATAGTACAAGGAATTACTAATATGATTGATGATATTACTAATGCTATTTTAAATTTAGTTTCAAGTACAGGATTTCAATCATTTTTAGATGGTGTTTTAAGTGCTTTTAGTGGTATAGTGCAATTTATAGAACCAATAGTGTCTGGCTTTTCTGAAATGGCAGAAAAAATATTAGAAATAGTTCTTTCAAGTATAGGAGATGTATTGAAAACGGTAGGAGATGCACTACAAACAATAGCACAAAATAAAACGGTTTCCGAAATACTAAAAGCAGTAGGAGGAGCAATTGCTATTGTAGTTGGTGCGATTGTATTATGGAATATTGCACAGGCTATTTTGAATGGACTTATGGGATTATTTGCTATTTTAACAAGCCCTATAACATTAATTATATTAGCAGTAATTGCAGCAATAACTGCAATTATACTTGTTGTAAAAAATTGGGGAACTATATCAGAGTGGTTTCAAAATTTATGGGTAAAAATAACAGAAAAATTACAAGAAATATGGAATAATATAAAATTGTTTTTCGTTAACCTATGGAATAGTATTATAGATAAAGTAAAAACAGTATGGAATGGAATTAAAGAGTTCTTAAGTAATTTATGGAATGGAATACTAAATATAGTAAAAACAATATTTAATGCTATAGCAACATTTTTTAGCAATGTATGGAACAATATAAGAGGTACAGTGCTAGCTGTATGGACTGGAATTAAGATTACAATTTCGACTGTTATAACTAATATTAAAGATAAAATATCAACGGTTTTAAATAACATTAAAACAGTATGGAATAATATTTGGACAACTATAGGAAATGTAGTAAAAAATATCTGGAATGGAATTTGGTCAGGCATAAAAAGTGTAATAAATTCTATATTAGGTGGCATAGAAGGATTTGTAAATGGAACTATAAAAGGAATTAACAAATTATTATCAGGAATAAGCAGTGTAGCAAATGCAGTAGGTTCTTTAATAGGACTAAATCCAATCTCATTACAAATAAGTACAATTTCATTACCACGATTAGCCAAAGGTGGTGTATTAACAGAAGCAACAACAGTATTAGCAGGAGAATATTCAGGAGCTAAAACAAACCCAGAGATTGTAACACCACAAAACATAATGAGAGACACATTTGAAGATGTATTGTCAGACTTTAATAGTGGCAATGGACAACCAGTACATATAACAATACAATATTTAGGAAAAGAAATATTTGATGATACAATAGATTATATAAATTCAAAAACCAGAAGAACTGGAAAAAATACAATAGTAATGGTAGGTGATTAAGATGATATGGAGAGAACATGGAAAAACAGAAAATTTGCCAACACCTTCATCATATAGTGCAGACATAGAAGACACAGACAACGATAGCTATACAAGTAAAAAGACAGGAGCATTAATAGATAATCCTATAGCAGTAGGAATGTTAAAACTTTCTATGTCATGGGATTTAAATTCAGAAGATGAGGCAGAGAAACTAATACAAAAAACATATAAGAACCCATTTATTCTAGATGTAAAAGTACCAGTTGTTAATGGTGGATTTTTAGAAGGAGCAAAGTTTAGAGTTTCAAAAAGAAAGGTAGAAATGATAGATACAGAATTAAATACAAACACTTCCAAAACAAGATGGAAGTGTTCTTTTAATTTAATGCAAAAAGAACTAACAGAAACTCAAAAACAAGCTTCGAAAAATGCAAATTCATAGGAGGCTATAAATGTATAATACAAGTAAAGGTTATAAAGAAAAAATATTAGAAGATTCAACACAACATGAATTAAATATATACATAGATGGAAATAAAATTGAACCTAATCATATTATAGATTTTAGTTCTAAATCTGAATTATTTAACAATAATGAACTTTGTTTAGGTTGTACTCCTGAGAAAGATATCGAATTTGAAATAGATAAAAGAGATTTACCAGAGAATTACAATGAAGTATATGTTGAAACAGGAATAAAATATCACAATGATATAGTAACAGAAGGAGAAGAAATAACACTAAAAGAAGAGAAAGAAATACCACTTAATTTAGAGATAAGTGGAAATCATAAGCAAAAGACATATAGTGGAAAAAATATTTTGAATTTTGGAGCATCTAAAAGTGGAACAATAAATGGAATAACATATAGTTATGATGAAAATACTCAAATATGGACTGTGAATGGAACAGCTACAGCAAAAACTGATGTGCATTTTGGAAGTATTATAAAATCGAAAGCAAATAAAGTATATCAATTAGAAACATTCCATTTAGGTGGAAGTATTAGTAGTGATAAATGTATGATTTATATGCAAGATGAAAATCAAAATTGGGCTGGGTGGTCTTGTCAATTATTAAATGTAGATGCTAGACAACCAGCAACAAAAGATAAAAATTTGTCAATGGGACTGTTGATTTTTAGAATAGAAAGTGGAATAACATTAAACAATTATAAATTTAAAGCACAATTTGAACAAACAGATAATCCAACAGTTGTAGAATGGGAACCATATGTAGGTGGAATACTTTCACCAAATCCAAACTACCCAAGTGAAATAAAAACAGTTGGCAGTAATGTGAATTTGGCTAAAGAAACTCAAATAGGATATTGGAACAATAATGGAGTGTTTGACTATGACTCAAATTTTGCTTCAAGTAAACAAATAGAAGTAGACGAAGGAAAAATTTACATAGCTAGTTTATTTGATAAAAACAAAAAATATGTAGGTAAAATGGTGTATGTATTATTTGATAAAGATAAAAATTTTACACGATACAGTGGAGAAGAAACAATAACAATAGCAAATAATGAAAAATATGTATCTATAAGAACATATGCTAATCAAAAAAAATATATAAATGATAATGATTATTTAATTAAATTAGAAGAAGGCTCAACACCAACTTCATATAGCCCATATGGTCAAGGGTCAGTAAAGGTAAGAAAATGCAATAAAAACTTATTCAATGCTTATAGTAGTGATTTATTATATTATTTAAGAAATACAGATAAAGAAAAGTATACTATTAACAATAGCAATAGTATTAAAGTAGAAGGAACTGGAGTTTCATGGAATAGACTTGAAATAACTATCTCAAATTTAAAACCAAATACAAAATATACAATAACTTCGCAAATTACTAATATTACTCAAGGTTGGGCAGGATTATTATGTGATTATGATAATAATAATATATTTAAAGTATCTAATAAGGAACAATCTAATCCACAAATCACAATTATTACTGATGAAAATGGAAAAGTCAAAATACAGTTTTATACTAATTATACTTCTACAGTACAAAATAGTTCTGCTATATTTAATGATATTGAATTGGAAGAAGGTTCAACTGCAACAACATACGAAACTCACCAAGAACAATCTTATATTTTACCAGTACAACAAGAAATGTTAGAAGGAGATTATTTTGATTGGGACAATGAAGAAGAAGTGCATGTGTGGGAAAAACTAGTTTTTAAAGGAAATGAAAATTGGAACGTAGATGATATTTATAATGGAATTGCTCAATTTAGTTTATCCGTTAATGCAGTATATATAAATGATGATGATACTGTAATAAGAACAATGTCAAATTATTTTAAAGGAGTTGGTTTTGATTCAAGTTGGTTAATTGATAATTGTGTAACAATAAGGAAACATAGCAGAGTTAGAATAATGATAAGTAAGTACACAACAGTAGAACAATTTAAAACCTGGCTAAAATCAAAATATGATGAAGGAACACCAGTAATCGTATATTATAAACTATCAACACCAAAACGTTTACCATTTACAGAAGAACAAAAAGAAATAGCAAAAGAATTAAGTCATGCAACAACGTATGAAGGAACAACACACATATACAGTACAGATAGTATATCTCCTGTATTAAAAACAACATGTGGTAGCGAGATTGTACCAATAGGAAAGTTTACAATTCAGAAACCAATTGAAGATGATGAGTTTAAAGTAAAAATAAAAGCTACAGACTATATGAAAAAATTTGAAGATAACAAATATGATGGTAGCAATTTAACATATCCAAAGACTATGTTAGAAGTTTTAGAAGATATATGCCAAAAAGCAGGAGTAGAACTAGGTTCTACTTCTTTTCTTAATTCAGAAAAACAAATAGCAGTATATGATAATACTGTAACAGCAAGAACATATTTAGGTTATATAGCAGAACAAGCAGGTGGATTTGCTGTAATAGGCAGAGATGGAAAATTATACATAAAAACATTTGGAGAAGATACTATCAATTTCAATGTTGATTTATTTGGTGATTTTACTTGGGGAGATAAGCTAAAAGTAAGTAGAGTTTCTTATGAAGATGGAATACAAAATTATAAATTTGGAGATGAAACACAAGCAACAGTATTTATTGACCAAAACAATATGTATATAGTTGATAGTGAGCAAGTAGAAAATATTTATAATCAAATAAAAGATTTTGAAGTATACACATTTGAGGGAGAAACAATAATAGATCCAGCTTATGATATTGGAGACATTCTAGTAATTGATGGTAAAAAAGTTTTATATCAAGGAGAAATAAAGTATGCTGGTAAATTTAAAGCAAGTATAAATAATAAAGTACAAGCTAAAACAGAACAAGAAAGTATGCAAACAAAACAAACAAACTCAAATAAAATCAAAAGAGTACAAAGTGAAATAAATCAAATTGATGGAAAAATAACACAATTAGTACAGGAAACAACAGAAAATGAGGAAAAAATAACACAAGCACAACAAGATATAGATGGATTTACACAGAAAGTTGCAACAAAAGATGAGCTAACAGAAAAAGTAAATGAATTAAAGCACACTATAGAAGGAATAACATTACAAGCTAAAGAAACAGGTGGAGGTAACATATTCTTTTATGCGAAAGAATACTGGAGAGGACAAACACAAGATAGTGAGGCAACATTAGAAGAGTATACAAATACTTTAATACAACAAAATAATGTTAGTGATGAAGGTTATTTGATAAATAAAGGAGTATCAATTCAATCACAAGTTGTGAAGAATGGACAATATGTCATAAGCTTTAATTATTACAAATTAAAAACAGATGCTACAGGTTATGTAAAAATAAATGAAGTTGAATATAAACTAGATGGAGAAATAAACAATTGGATTGAAAAAATAATTCCTGTTGAAATAACAAGTAATAATATAAAAATAGAAATTGGTGAAAAAAAGCAAGTATATTTAAATGGAATTAAA